TGTTGGGGCCAGGGTTTATTCCCTGGGTAGCCTTATTATTTGTAGTAGTTCTATTATTTCTTCTTTTTCTTTTTAGCCATTAGGCCACCTTGAGCAGCGGCATCTCTCCAATTTGGGTTTGATGCAGTGCCAAAGAATCCACCAGACCAACCTGAAGCTTCTTGAATAGCTTTAGTAGCTGCTTTGCTTGCTTCTGATTGTGCTCTAATTTTAGAACCCCAATCTGGATCATCACTACTTGAAGACTGTACTGCTTGAGTTGCAGCTACCCAGTCATCAGTTGCAGCATTAGCTGCTGAAGTTTTTTCTGCTTGTGTACTAGGGGTAGAAGACGTAGTTCCTGATCCTCTTAGACCGTCACCCATATCACCTGGTGCAGTAGCTCCTGTAGTTGGAGCAGCATAGGTGCTTGAAGGTGCAGTTGCAGTTTGATTTCTACGTGCCCCACCAAATGACTCTTTTAGCCCTGGTCCTTGCACACCTGCTTTACCATCAAAGCCTAGTAAGTCACCTAGCCAAGTATCTCCAAAGTCTACACCTTTTTTATTGCTTGTTCCTAGTGATTTGTTTTTATCTGATCTATCTATCAGATTATCAAAGATACTCTTCTCACCACCGAAGATACTTCCTTTACGTTTATCTTCGTACTCTTTATCAGAGATAAGTTTTCTGTCTCTAGCAACTTCTAACATGTTATTATAGTTAGCAGCTAGTTGAGATCCAACTAAGGCTCCTACTGGGAGACCCATTGAGTAGGCTAGGGTTGAACCTGTTCTACCAACAATATTCATTCCTTCTAGAGCAACTTTAAGTTCGTCATCTGTCATGTCAGCAACGTTCTTAGGTGGTGTTGTGCTAGTTTGAGTAGTAAATTGTCTGTAGTCCGTTCTGTCGTCAGAGCTGTCTGTTGTACCAGTAGTCTCTTCATCTGTTGTAGTAGTATCATCAGTACCAGCAACAGTCGGACCTTCTTCTGCAATCTTAGCGTCTTTTTGTTCTTTGGTCAACCATCCTTCTTCAATCTTATCAAGATAAGCTTGGTAGTCTCTCATCATAACAAATGATAAGACTTTACCATCTTTATAAAGCTCTACAATCTGACCTTCTTCAAAAGGAGTAGTCTTTGTGTCATCACCAAAACCAGTTGGTAGGCTACCATCATTTGTGTAAGGGCCAAACAGTGAGAAGCCTAATCCACCGCCAGTAAGTGGTTTTGATTGGACAGCAGACAGAGCGTCATTAGTCGTACCTGTATCTCCTGCACTTTGGAACCCAAGAACAGTACCACCTTTATTCATCATCTGTGGTTGTTGTGGTGAAGCATTACCGACAGCTTGTGGAGGTGGTTGCATATTAGGATTCACGTCAGGAACCATGCCGCCTACATTCATTTCCATAGCAAGTTCTCTAAGTGCAGCCATCTCTTGTTCTGTCACTGGTGCTTCGTTAACCTGTGGGCCACCTGCAGGAACAGGCTCACCGCCAATACGACCATTAGCTTCCATATCAGCTAGACCACGTTTTGCTTCTTCACGTAGATCCTCAAAGAACTTTACACCGTAGAATCGAACAACGTCAGCAGGAACTACATATTCACCTTCGGATAGTTGTGCGGGAATGTCATCTCTAACTTCTTCAGCTAAGGAGCCATTAGGTATATCATTACCTGAAACTGGGTCTACACTTAACCCATCATCTTTTAGGCCACCTTCAGCCATGAATGCCATTTCCATTTGTTCGTTCATAACTGCACCACCTTGGTTAAAAACTTTTACTTTACCATCTTTTGTTCTGGCAGCAGACTTGTACTTACCATCTTTAAATTCACCACCAAAATATTTTTTTAACTCTGACAACTTTGGTGTTTTTACTTTTTTTGCTAAAACAAGAGGCCCAACCTGAATTACTTCTTCAGCATTTAGAACAGGCATACCTGTCTTTTTATCATAAAAGAAGCTACCTCTATATGGATTCATACCAACCTGTGTCCACTCTGGGTCATCTAGTAGAAGCTTTGCTTGTTCATATAACTCATACGGATCTTCTTTTACGTAGTCCCCGTGAATACGTGCAATGGTTGATTTGGTCTGATATTTAGCAGGTGTTCCTTTTTCTGGGTCTGCTGCTTTTAGTTCTTTCTTTCTAGCAATATCTAAAGCCATTTTAGGCTCAGATTTAAACTCAATGTTCTTTAAACGTATAGCTTGTCCGTACCCGACAACACCACCCTTATCAACATTCCCATCATGTATAGATACAATCCATTTGTCGTATTCATTATAAGCAGGTATGTCTAGCCTTGAACCTACACGTTGGCCTTCCTTTAAATCAAAACCTTTTACACCAAGAATACCATACTTCCTAGCTTTTGTTCCCATACCACCTACTGTGTCAGTGACAGTGGGCATATCTGGGAAATTATCTAATGTATAAAGTGTAGGATCACCAAGTTTAGAATTAATAAGAGTTTGTAATTCTTTTCTAGTTATATCACCTTGAAAGAAATCTTCAGCATCTTCTTTGGCAGGGTTTTCAAAACGTTGGCCTTTACCACCATTTTCTTTTCGCCATTCTTTTAGAAGCTCGTCACTTTCAATAAGCTTTTCTGCTTGTGCTAAGTCTTCAGCATAATCAACAGGACGTGCATCACTTACAACCTCAGTTATTTCATTACCAAAGTGGATACCTCTAGGGTTTTTAAAGTCCAGTATCTCAACAGGATTTAAACCTACTTCTGGTTCAAGTGTAAATTCAACTTCCGTGCCTTTAACAATATCCCCTGCTTTGTTAGGGCCATAGTCTTCTGTGTAACGTAATGCTGCAGTATTTGAACCTGTAGGTACAAACTCTGTACCAATCTCTGGATTCTGATGTAAACCTGCAAACTTTTCTACTTCAGACCTTGGCATATAAATTGTTTTTACGGATTGAGGCTGAATGCCTGACTCACCTGGATGTTCTTTTCTTGCAGCTTTATCACGAACAGTAGTATTACCTTCTTTAACTTCGTAGGTAGATCCCTTCTTAGTTTTAAAACGTTTTACACCTTGGCGAACCATATTCTGTGCGGCATCACCAAGACCAGGAACCATACCAACTACTTCACTTGCAGCAAGTAATCCAATCTTACCCCAGCTAGGATCTTCTTCTTCCAGTTCTTCTTTAATATCTCTTACAGTAGCTGCAGTACTAATACCTGGTAAACTTTCTATAGCAGCTTTACCAAAAGCTTTTAGTGTCTCATCTGTTTCCTCTGGGTCAACAACAGTAACACCATATGCTCTAGCTAACTCTAGGTTGTCATTCTCTGCTAAACCACCTTCGTTAAATCCTGTCATTGGATCGGGATTAGCAAAAGACTCAAAGTCGAAACCCTCACCTTCCTTTTTAAGGAAAGCTTTAAAGTTTGGGTTATCCTTTGCTAGAGCTTCTGTAAACTCGTAGTCAACGTCATCATATGTAATTCTACGTACAGCTAAAATATTTTCTTCAGGATACTCAGCAATACCGATCTCACTGCTATACCCTTGGTTTCCACCAAGAACACCAATGTAACCTGACCCATCTTTATTAGCTGAACTCTTATCACCTACGTAAAAAGTTACGTGGTCTCCAACACCATCTCTTTTGCCACCAGGGCCAAAAGTTATATTACCCTCTGAGTCTCTAGGAAAGTCAAGAACAACAATATCACCTTGCTGAATATTTTTTCTTTCTACAGGAGACCCATACTTTACAAACTTTCTAGCTCTAAGCCTATCATACTTATCATTTGTTTTTAGAGGGTCTGCACCTAAATTATCCAGAACATCACTTACGAATGTAGCACACCAATTGACTAGAAGAGGATCCCAATCTGGGTTCTTACCCAAGATATTCTCAAACATTTGTCTTACTGTTTGATTACCTTCTTCAGTACCTACATTAAGGTTACTGATGTATCTTTCTTTTTCTTCTGGTCCTTTAATAGCTTTAACATAACCTTTTTCAGCAGCAAAAGCTAACGGATCTTTTTTAGGCTCAGGAGGAGGGTTATCAACGTAGTCTTGGGCTTTGCCCATAACCTCTTCAGTAAGACCAGTCTTCATAACTTCTGTAGGGGAAACAGGATCCCCTTCAGGTTCAAGCATTCTTTCAGTTTGTTCTGATACGCCAAAACCTTCTGGTCTTAGCTTTGGTCTTGGTGAAGTTTCTCTAACCATTCACTTCGTCCCTAAGTTTTTTTAATCTACGAAGACAAGTGGCATGTCCTTGCAATCTGTAGAAATCTTCTGGTGTTAGTGCTTGTTCCATCTGAACATGAACACGTTCAATTTTAGAATCAAGTTCTTCTAGGAATGCTTCCCAGATGTCTTTGTTGTTTACGAGTAGTTTAAGGCTCATCCTTAACCTTGTCCTGTGTTAGCAGAGAAACCTTGCTCACCTGGTTGTGGGACTGTTCCTGTACCCATCTGACCGCCACCAGAGCCTGAGGTATCCTGTACCTGAACTCCTGCAGGTGCTCCCTGCTGTGGCCCTTGAGGTTGAGGAACACCTTGTTGTGGTGCATTAGGGTTTACCTCAGGTGGATTTTCTGCTTGGAATTTCTTTAAGATCTCAGCTTGAATTGCTGCATCACCCATTGAGTTTGTAAGCTTGTCAGGATCAAGATCCATAGACTTAGCAATCTCTCTGATAATATAATCCATTTTTGCAAAGGGTGCAAGCACAGGATTCTGTACAACACCAAGAAATTGCATCAAACGTTGACTACGTACTTCGTTAGCCATCAAGGATTCTGTACCTTCAGCTTTAACCTCTAGGTCACCTTTGATTTCTGAGTCGTAGTCAAACTGCATATTAAAATGAAAGAAAGACTTAGCTAGTGGACCTAGTAAGTAATCATCGATGTTCTTTACAACAGTGCGTATAGAACCATTGGCAGCAGACATAAGCATACTAATACCAGATGCCGTACGGCCCACACCTTGAATGCCAGTTTGGCCGTGAGCAAAAGAAGGGAACCCAGTGCTTTCATCAGCCAAAACACGAGCCTTGTCAAACATTTGCATATTTTCATTAGATACGTTAGGGAACTTGGTTCCAAAGATGGCTTGTCCAGGTGCTCCTCCCATTCTTCTCAGGACTTTTCCTGGGTAGATAGAAAGATCTTGTCCAGGAGCTAAGTTCGTTTCGTCTACTTCAATAAGAAGGTTACCCGAAAGTGCAGCATTATCTACACTCATGCGCATAAACCCATTCATAAGGCTTTGTGTATCATCCATATTTTCTGCTATACCTACCCCAAAGAATGAGTAAGGGTTTACTTCATACGGTACTGCATAGTACGGAAGTATAGCAGGGGTGAACGGATTCATTACAAGACGTAGAACTTGACCATTACAAATCCAAATGTTTACTGACACCTGATCCTGATCTTTTAACTCTTTTGGAATCTCTACATCATGATCTTCTAAAATATCTGTGTCAACGTAACCCCAGAACTCTAAAACAGAATATCTTTCTGATTTAGTTTCTTGGTCTGCATCTTCCATGACCTGCTCCCACCACTCTTTCGTGTAGGATTCACCCATTTCAATAGCAGTATCAATAGCGTTAGAACGGAAGAACGGTCTGTTCTTCAAGCTTCTCATCTGAGAACGAGACATCTTGTGACGTTCTACAACATATTCTGCTTCGTCCATGTTGTTAGCGTCTGGGTCTGGGTAGAAGTTCCAGATAGAGACTGAAGAAGTCTGAGGTACAGTCTTAATGGTAGGAGAATACTCACCGTCTTCTGACCAGTTAGGATATTCTTTATCTACTGCAAACGGACCTTTCATAACGCCTGTACCAAATAAAGAACACTCAAATGCTGCAGTACGTAACTGTTTCTTTGCGTTAGACTCTTCTAGTTGGTCATGAATTTTCTTTTCCATCTTCTTGGCAGAAACCATTGCAGGATGAAAAGTAATCTCTGTTGGTGTTGTACCTGGACCTTCTTCAATTAGTTCAGCTACAGGTTCTAATTTTCTACGTAAACCACCAAGACGCTCTTGAAGGTCAATAATAGTTTCACCTGGTTGCAGCCTCATGTCCTCAGGTGCAAGGTCAGGTTCGTTAGCTTTTCTACTCTGTTCGTTAGTCTCAAAGTTTACAGTGTCTGCTACGCCCTCTGGAAGGGTAGTAGGATTAACAGAGATAGGAAACTTGTTAGACCCAAAGAGAACATCTACAATCTGACCATACGCAGCAAGAACTTTAGTTTTAGTGACTTTTACAAAGACACGAGACTTTTCTGTAGAAGTAAACTGAACATCAGGTCCGTATATACCTCTGTAGTTCTGATATGATTTAATCCAACGTTGCTCGTCAGAATACCTAGCTTTCTCAGCACGAGAAAACTTTTCTTCAATGAAGGTAACAACAGTACCTACATTAGGATCGTCTTGACCCTCTGAATCTTTTTTATCTTCTACAAAGGAAGACTCTGCGTCATCCATGTAGAGTTCTTCTGATTCATAAATGTCATCTTCTTCCATAGGTATTCCTTAATAACCGAATGTTGGATCTGAAGCTTGGAATCCTGTGCGCTGTGAGTTAGGATCAAAATCAAATATGTTGCTTCTTGGACGTGTCATTATTCCATATCTTAGAGCATCATACAAGTGGTCTTCAGAGTTTGTATCTACGTCCTCAGGGTTTCTTTTATCTAGAGGAATAGAGGGAAGCTGAGATATAAGATTAGTGCAATTAGAAAATATGACAAGTCTTGGTTCCTCTGTAAACTCATCTACTTGTAATCGTCTGTGTAGTTCGTTTTTACCTGCTACACGAGATCCTTTTGATCTGTCTGCAGGTCTCCATCGACATCCTCTTATAATCATTTGTTCAGCAAGGCTAGGGCCAGTATCACCACGATTATGCCAAAGAGAAGAGTCAAGAACTCCATATCTCACCTTCTCATCTCGTTCTATGTCCAGGATCATGTCAGCCAAGTCGGTAGCTATTATCTTAGAAACATATAACTCCCTGTATACTACTAGCTGTTCAGATCCTGGAACAACTGCTAACCAGACTACACCAGTATAAGATCCATACCCATAGTCACAAGCTCTGAAACGAACCCAGTTACTTGGTATATCGAATGGGTCAACGACATGGATGCGTCTGCTAAACTCTGGGAAAGCTGCTCCTTCGTTAATGTCCCAGTCACCTTCAAGCAACTGTCTTCGTTGATGCTCAGGCAGAGATAGAAGGTTGGCTTCATACATACCATCCTCAGATAGGTAAGGGTTGTCGAAGAGGGTGGCTGGTATAAACTTCCTCTTGAATAGTGGCTCACCCTCTCGACTATGGCCTTTAGGCCACTTAATGACCTCTCCATTTTCATCTGTAGCCCAGAAGGGTTTGTCTGGTACACTAGGGTCAATAAAATGTTTTTTAACCCATTGGTGACCTGGTCCTCCTGGGTTGGAGGTAGCTCTCATGTACAACGGTAAACCTGAGGCTTTTGTTGCACGTAGACGTGACCTCATATAGTTCCAAGCATATGGAGTAGGCCACTGTGTTAATTCGTCAAACCCAATCCAGTTAAAGGCTTGACCTTGGTATCTCATAACGTCATCATCTCTGTCAAGATACGACATCCAAAGTGTAGCACCGTTAGGGGCAACCCAAGTCTTATCTCTTTCCATAAACCTTATACCAGGTATGGCTTGAGGATAAAGCTGCTTACTTACAGAAATAAGCTCTCTAAGCTCTTCTGTAGACCTCCGAACAAGTAGCATTCGTGCATGTGCATTCGCAAAGTACCGAACTGGGTCTGCAACCAGACTGTACGACTTACCGCCTCCTGCTGCTCCACCATAAAGTACCTCTTGTTCTGTAGCTGCTAAGAACCTAGTTTGTGGTCCTGGGTTTGGCTCGAAGATCACCTTTTGTTTGACCGCAGAAGGGGCAACACTCTCCATCTCTGAGTTCGATGTACTCATCGTCTGTGGCGAGAGTTCTGGTGTGCTTTCCACCAAGTCTTTCTTCTTCGATCTTCTGGCTCTTCCTTGCCGCTTCTTTATACTTTTTGGCATACTGGCGGTAGTTGGAGGACGCTCTGCGTCTTTTTTCTTCCATTCTGACACGTTTATATAACCCTACATGTGAGATGTTTCTTCCAGACTGATCAGATAGCCACTTAGCTACTTGTCTAACACTGTAGTCTTGAAGAAACTTCTTTGCTTTTTCTAAAAGTTCTAGTTCTTCGGGGATAGGAATAAGAAGCATTTCATCTTCTTCATCCTGTTTGTAACCAAATGGTACGTGTCTTCCTACTCTTATAACAGGATACCATTCTCCGTTCTCTCCCTGTAATGGTATCTGCCAGTCTACTTTTGTTGGGTGTGGGGCTGTTGATGCTCTCTTACTCATCTTCTTTCGCTGGTAGAATAAATAAAGGCTCTGTAGCTTTTACTTCTACTTTATCTGTTTTAGTGAATCCTGCACGATCTAGAATGTCTTTAGCTGCTAACATCTTTTCTTTTACACCTAGATCTGTAGGATCAGCCATAACAGAGAACATAGTATATGCAGCCTTAGTAGACGATTGTGCTATGAACTTCTTTGTAAGGTCTGCAATCTCGTCTGTCAAGGCATTAACAATGCTTGTTGAGGAGACAGCATCAGCATAACCTGCAAGCTTCTTGGCTGCTACAGGATCTCCTTTAGCCTCTTCAAAAAGGACATCAAGGAACTTCTGTTGTTTCTCTGTAAGGTTTCTAGCCATTATGCCACCATATATAATATAAAACCAAAAGCACCAAAACCTATTGTTAGAAGGAAGCCTGTTACTGTCCAAGTAATTATTGCTTCTTGTAATTCAGCTTTGCGGTACTCGTGTTCTTTCTTTTGTTTTCTTATCTTAGCTTCAATAGCTACAAGCTCATCCCAAGCTGATGGCCCCATTGTAAAACTAATATAGTCTTTTAACTCTTGGCGCATGGATTCTGCTTTACGCTTTGCAGCAAAAACTTCCATTGCTTCAGCTTCTATAGAACCTCCAATAGATTTACACCACGGTGGGTTCTTCACTTGCTTCTCAGCTTGGCCTAGATCTGCCATATGCCC